ATGCATCTATTAGCTTGGAATGTTCGGCGGCTACCTTGGCCTGCACTTCTTTTTGCTTTTCTTCCTGCAATCGCTGCTCTACACGATAGTCTGTCAACGCTTTGGCGTATTCGTACATATCGCTGAACTGCTCTGGCAACGGTTCTGTTTCGGCCACTGGTTCAGCTTTGGGCTGAAATTTGGCTTCCAAGTCCCTTACCTTTGCTTCCAGATTCTCCCTAGCTTCGCGTTCCCTACGGGCTTCTTCCCGTGCTGCTTCGCGCTGCTTGGTTATCTCTGAAAACCGTCTTTCCAGCTTAGGATTTTGTTTTCTATCCTCTGTTGCTGTCGCATCATTCTCTGCCTCTGTCGGTTCACTCTGTCCTTGATCAACCTCTTGCGGCTCTGTCTTTTCAACAGCCTCGCTAGGCGTTGGATCAGCTAAACCCATTCGTTTGGCATTAAATTCAGCTAAATTTTCACTTGTCACCACATTGGCGGCAAGTCTTTCTGCTACTTCTGACATTGAGTTTCCTCAAAGAATTCACCCAGTTGACCCAACTGGTAAGGTTTTGTGGTTTTTACCACGAAATTATTGCACTGTCAATTGTTTAACTAATGGAACGTATTTCTTTGCTTTCTCATCCCACATTTCTAATTTTTCTTGTAAAACTGGATCGCGGGTGCTTTGTTTAGCTTGATTTAAGGCATCGCTATGATTTTTTGCGCCAATCATAATATGCCCATATTTGCCTTTGTAACGATAACTTTTAAAGCCAGCAGCGGCTAGTGCTTTGTCTGTTGTCTTGGTTGGTTCAGGCGACTTTTTTTCCATAAATTCTTTGTCAAATTGCGCCTTATTCTCACTGGTTACGGTTGGCATATCAATTCCTTATTGCATAGGTGGTTCAAACGACTGTTGCATTGGCGGCTGCATTTGTTCTTGCGGCTGCATTGGTTGTTGCATCTGTTGTTGCGGATTGATCAACGGGTTTGCACCCTGCGAAATGTCTTGTGCGGCAATTGATGCAAGTTGCTGCTGTTCAGCGTTCAGGCGGTCAATCTCCATCATCAACTGATCAGGCGACATTCTTGCAATAAGCATTTTGACCAGCGCATCGATTTCAGTCTTGTTCTGGCTAGTAATCGCATTGAGATTGGTTTGATTAACTTTGGCTTCGTTAATGGTTTCTGTGTTGTGCGCCCGTGCGGTAACGTCCATGAGTTTGCGTTTGGTAGCGCCCTCCTCGCGGATTTGGGCAACCTGACCACGGTTGTTGATCTCCAGCATGGCAGCCTGCAATTGCTGTTGCATTTCTTGCAATTGTTGCTGGGATTGCGCCAGACGCATCTGAACTTCAGGCGGTATATCTGATTTCTCATCAATGTTCGCCATTGGGTTCATGGCGGCAAGGCGGTCGGCAATAACATCAGCACCGGGGAAGTCCATGTTCCTAAACACTAAGTCACCCGCAATATTGAACAACTGTTCATTGCCTGTCAGCAAAGGCATCATGGCCTCGACTGCTTGCTGGCGCTTGCTTTGAAAGCCCGGCCCTGTGTCCATCACTACATCATATTCACCCACAGTCACATCATTCAAAACCTCATTAACTTCGTTCTTTTCGTTAATGGTGGTCATATCTGGTTGACCATCTGAACCAATAATCCGCATCACCCGCTGGGTGTCGTATATCTTGGGTATCAAGTCCAACAGGATTTTGCCTGTATGCCTGATTGATCGGGTCATATTGTCATAGAAGTGGAAATTGCTTAGATCAGTTTGACTTTGCTGACCTTGCAGGGCTTTCCCTGATATGTTGCCACTTGGTAACTGGTTGGGGTCAAGGATGCCCAACACCATTTGCAAGTCTGAGGAAATAGCTGCCGCAGCTTCCATGATGCCAGCAGGCGGTGGTTCTGGTTGCAGTCTGGTTGGCACTGGGGCTGGTACGCCCTCAATGTCTTTCTGCTTGTACCGCAAGACGGGGCTAGATTTAATGTTAGCCAGCGCCCATTCGTTTTCGTGGCCCTCATCCTGACCCTCTGCTAGCAGCCATTTGGCCTTTGGTGCAAGGGCAACCGATTCGGTCATGCTAGTGCGCCAGAAGTTGTACATACGTTGTGGGTCTTTGGCAAACCGCACCAACCCGTATTTCTTGCGCTTATCGTCAACGATAACCTGTGCGCCATAACAAGGCACAACAGGGATGTACTTGCCAGCCCATGTCTTTTCTTCCAAGATTTCAAGGGCGGTCATCTTGACCCACTTAACTGCCTTGCGGAAGCTGTCGCGTTCATCAACCACGGTCAGGCCAGCGGCTTCAACACGTTCAAAGAATCTGTCCGAATCAGCAAATTGGCGTGTGCCATCACTTAGCAAATACAGCTTGGCACGTTCACGTTCAACATAAAAGAATTCAGCTATGCGAATGTCTTCTTTGGTGATCCAGCTTGCAGTATCGTCCCCCGTAGAACGCTGGGTAAAGTCTGCACCATCATCAGCGCCGGGGTAATAGTCCTTGAAAACCTTTTTATCCAGCACCGTGGTAATCAGGCAACGTTCAGCGTCTGACCCATCAGGCAATATTGAATTGGGGTCAAAGTACACGGTGAACGGGTTGTCAATCGTATCTATGTAAATTTCTTGGTCGAATGAATCTTCGCTGACATAGCGGGTATTCACACGCCAGTAGCCCCAACCCATCCGCACAGCGTAATCAAAGGCGGTATCGTAAGCAGTGTCAGCGTTGGAATTGACTTCGATGTGGCGGGTCATGCCCTCAATCACTTGAGCAATCTTGTAATCAGCCAAGTTATTCACAGGATGCACCTTGATGCGTGGGCGCTGCATCCGTTGCTGGTTGGTTACCTGTCGCACATAGGCATCAATCTTGTTGATGGTCAAGCATGGTCGTGCTTCCACGTTTCTGCTGTTTTGAATCTCAACAGGCCATTGGTCGCCAGCAGCAAACTTAATGTCTTGCAATGCTTCGGCACGGTTGGTTGAGTCTGCGTCATTGACCAGCCGCCAAAATTCAATGGCTTTATTAATTCTGTCATCTTTGCCTGCTGCGTCTTGGTATGCCATATTTGCCCCTTTTGGGAATTATCCCATCCAACCGCCAGCCATTGCAACCTGTGCCTTTGGCTTGCGCTTTGGTGTGTCTTGAATCATCAGGGCAATGTAGCGGAATGCGTCTGCCCCGTGCGAATAGTGATCATGTAATGGGTTGCGGCTGAACTGCCCTGTGTCTGGATCGACTTCATACCGATAGTGGCGCAGGCAGTTAATGCCCTCTGCTGCGTGTTCACGGTCAAACCAGCAGCTTGGGAATATTGTTCTGGCTGCGTTGATTGAATCCAGAATTGGCACTTTGGGCAAAATCCGCGTCTTGTAGCCTGCTGCCCTCACAATGTCATCAATGGAACGCCCAGCCGCTGCCAGTGTTTGGTTTTCAGCGTCATGGGGTAACCAAACGGTGTCATACACATAGCCAAACGTCTGCATGGTTGCCAAGTAATGCGTCATGGTCTTTTGGCTATCCTCAATGTACCGAATCAGGCGGGTTTCCATGCCTACAAACTGAAGAAACCAGATTGATGTGCTATCAGACCAGCCAAGGTCAAAGATGGCGTGGACGGGCTTTGTTGCGTCATAGGCCACACGGGTTAGCCTGCCCTCAATCTCTGCTTGCTGAAGTTCCTTGGCAAAGATAGCACCATCGACTGATTGGCGGCATAAGCCCTCCCAGACTTGGTTATAGGCTTCTTGGTCGCGGCTCTTTAATGCATCCTTTTCTAGCTTCAGCGTTTCAGGAAACCAAGGGTTGTCCGACCAGTTGATCTTGATCTGGATGCAGTCAGCAGGCGGGTTAATCACAAACCGCTGATAAGTTTCGTCTGTTTCCAACTCAGGGTTGAACGAAATCCATATCTCGCTGCCCTGCTTTCGGATGGTGGGGATTAGTACATTCCAGCTTAGTCGGCTAGTGGTCTGGGCTTCTTCCACCCAGCAAATGTCCACGCCCTCATAGGATTTGATGTTGGCAATGTTGTTCTTTAAGCCAGCAAAAGCGAACTCTGTGCCGTTCTTGCCCCTGATGCTGTTTTGGGTGATCTCATAGAAACCTAGCAGGCCAAGGGATTCGATTTGGTCGCACAGCAGCTTGTGAACTGAATCCTTGATGCTGGTCTGGAATTCTCGCGCACAAAGGATGCGTAGCGGGTCTTTAGCGCCCTTGATCAGTAATGCCCTAGCAATGCCCCATGACTTAGCGCCGCCCCGTCCACCGTAGGCTACCTTATAGCGTGATGGCTTAAACAAGCCTTGCAGCTTGATGGGAAATTCAGCATTGGCAATGGCACTGGCTACGTCAGACAATTTGAATCCTAGTTAGTTGTTGGTGGCCCCATAGGGCAGGGTCTGGGCGCAATTCAACAACGAAAGAAACCCAACGGGGCCAATCCGTTTCCACCAACACGGCTGGGGATTATGTCGGGCGGGGCGCTTCTGGAACGTCTTCCATCACTTCGCTTACCATTTGCCACAATCCCCATGCGTGTAGGTTGTTGGTTACTCGCTATATCCACAGATACTGCGCTACTTGTCCGCAATTCAACACTGTTTTGGGCGGCATCCGCTTCCACCAACAAAGCTAAAGACTGCGGGTTCACAGGTTTCTACCCTCCCCCTATGGCTGCAACCAAACAGTTTTGCAGAACTGTCAATCCCTAGCTTTCTTGGCGCTACTCAGGCTTCACAAATGTCACCTGAATACCCGTGATCAGTGGCGCACCATCTGCACCCGTAATCTCTTGCTTTGTGCTTTCCCTGTATTTCTTCGGAAACCTTGCAGCCATTGACCGTGACCAGATTGAAGCATTCAGCCTGTCACTTTCTTTATTCTCGACCATGTGCGTTTGCGCTATGTCTTCCCACCATTGCAGTTCAAACTCTTTGGCTAACTCCAAGGCTTCTCGAAATTCTGGAAATTCTTCACGCCAGCGGTACAAAGTAGCAGTGCCAACGCCTAAAGTAGCGCCAATTGATTCTGTTGATTTGCCAATTTTTCCAAGCTCAATTACCCTGTCCACATAGGCTGGGTCGTATAGGCTTGGGCGACCTACTGGGCGCTTTTCTAGGACGGGTACGGTGTCTGTCATTTGATTGGCTGGCTGTTGCGTTCAAGTACGGTTAAATGGTTTGGGTCAAACACCACAAAGTTTCGGACATTCTTTGTGTCGCCCCTACTCATTTCGTCAAAATACTTAATGCCGGGGATGCCTGCATTTTGCAATATTTTTCTACCTTCGTCACCTTTACCAATTTTACCAACCAAATCACCACCAAGATCGTTTAAGTCCATCCCCAAAGATTTGGCAAGGTTTCGGATTGGCTTTGGCTGGTTTTTCAATGGCGCATCAAAATCTAGCATTCTGCGTATGTGGGTATCTGGCAAATCTACTTTGTACAAAGAACCCTTGGTTTGATTTTGGTATTGCTTACTGGCGTAATCAAATGCTTGTTGGGCAGCTAATGCGTCTTTGCCAGCAAATCCAGCTTCTTTCATTGAACCAGCAATTTCATCAGGCGTTTTGTGCGTTAAAAAATCTTCATAAATCTGTGCTGATGCGTAATCATTAGACTTTTGCGCTTGTTCGTATTTTTTTAATATATTGCTTTCAAAAACTGGGTCTCTAGGCGTAAAACGTTTAGCAACGCCTAAATCTTGGGCAGTGTAAAGTCCACGCCCATACATTTGCGCCCCCTCTCCAGTACCTATCTTGCTTAAATCAAATTTTTGGAATATGTGCGGCGACCCATGAAACACAGTCATGCCAACAGGGTTGTAGGAATCAACCATTGTTTGCGTCACATATTTATCAGCCGCCAACTGTTCTGGCGTGGGTTGCTGACCCCTAGCTGGCGCACCTGTTCCCTGCGCTGCCAAACTTAATTGCTGGTTGTAAACCCTTGCGCGGTCATTTGCGTTGCCAACCATCTGCTGCAAGCTAGTGCTGGGATTCTGTACAAAATCCGATGCCTTTCGCTTGGCAGTGTTGATTGCGCTATAAATATCCGCAAGGGTTGGCATTTACTTCTTCTTTGGCTTTTTGGCTTTTTCAGCTTCACGCTTAACCGAATAGCCAATGGCGACAGCCTGCTTAACAGGCTTGCCAGCTTCTATTTCAGCTTTGATGTTCTGCTTCAGCGCCTTGGGTGTCATTGACTTGATTAGCGGCATCTGATTTCTCCAGTTCGTTTAACCAATATTGACAGTCCTGAATTGCCCCGCCAATCGCATGGAGGTTTAATTCCAATTGTTTGGCTTGGGCAGTCAGAAGCTCAATGCGGCTTTTTATTGATTCAATGTTCAAGATGCACCATAAATAACGGCAAAGTTAATCACAACAGCTTCAGCCAGTGCGCCGCCTGTTGCTACTGAATTTGACATGATATTTTCCTTTAACAGTTCCAGTTTTTAAGGGATGCCTTTGCCCTTTCCGCTGGGCCTTTGGCGTTTTTGACTACTCCCTCCATTCTTGCACAGAAACTGGCTTTTCGACCAGCATCTGCTTTAGTCTTGGGGTTGGGGGCAGGCGGTTTGAGATTTGAATTGTTCTTTGCGTTGTATTCAGCACGACCTTTTGCGGTCATTCCAGCACCCTTTTCAGTCGGGTTATAGGTCTTACCCTTACCCGTTGTGGTGTGTGGAATGGGTTTGTCGTGCTTCTTCATTTTTTGGCAGTCTTGGCTGATTGCTTGAATGCCGCCGCGGTCGGTGCGCCCTTTGCGCCCGGTGTTCTCATGCGTTCAGGCGTTTTACCCGCAGCCTTTTGGCGTTCGATACGTTCCTGTTTTGCATGAATATTTGCATATAAGCCGCCTTTTTTCATGTAGCCCATTTTATT